TAGAGATAGCCGTGAGCATTGCGAACCCCTGCTATCTCGTTACATATGCAAGTCCCGTACTGCAGAGCAGAGGGACGTAGCGCGCACTAGGTGAGCGTCACCCGAGCCCACGCGAGGGAGCGACATAGTAATGAACAGATGTACAGTGCCATCCAGGCACAACAGGACATATATTGACCATGTTACATATATATAGCAAGTTTGTTAAACGGTATAGCAAGTTTGTTATGTTTATGAAAGTTACATATACATGGGGGGCCCCCACTCTTGACATGCCTATATACGGGGGAGCCCAAAAAATATATAGCGTTACAGTTGAAACTTTGATAGTGTGTAAGTTGTGTGAAGGAGAGAAAATGTCAAATATTATCCAAGTGTTTAAGATAAAGATGAATCCTGTTGCAAAGGGTCGTCCTAGATTTACAAAGCATGGTCGCACATATACACCAAAGAAAACAAAAGAAGCGATGCAAAAGTTAGCATTGCAGATTGAATCGGAAAAGCAGTATTTGATTCGCAAGCCTAATGCGATTGCGGTGTATTGTAGATTTTATTGTAAACGTCCGAAGCATATGGGTAAGGGTGATTCTGTATTAAAGACAACAAAACCGGACGTAGATAACTATTTGAAGTTAGTGCTTGATGCGATAAACTGTGCTAGAGTATGGGAAGATGACAGTCAAGTGGTTGAGGTATTGGGCCAGAAATGGTATTGTGCAGATTATCAAGAGCCTGAGATTCAAATCCAGATTACGGCATTGACAGATTATTATAATGAAAGGAGCAAAGATGGCACTGAAGATCAAGCAGAAGCACAAGACAGCAGCGTTGTTATGGACAACGAATGAGTGTAGTAAGTCGGAGATAGCTCGTCAGTTGGGTGTAAGTCGACAGACTATTCTTCGATGGTTTCAAGATGAGGGTTTTCAGCAGCTGGTAGCGTCGAACTACAATCCGATTGTGGATAATGACCGAAAGGAAAAGCAGTTGATTGAGCAGGCGTATACGACATTACAGCAGGTAATGGAACATGGTGTAAATGATGGTGCCAGGGTAACAGCGGCTCGGTACATACTAGATACGTTCCGTGTAAAGAAGCAGAAAGAGCGTGATCGTATATCGACGAGTGATGAGATTGGAGCGATTCTAAAGTTGGTGGAAAAGTAGGTGGCATTAAGTAAGTCTCAGCGTAAACAGTTGGCTCCTGTATTTAAGGATCCGGTCAAGTTTTTTCGATTGTTGCGTGTGCAGGATAAGTACAGTGGTGCGTATAAGCAGTTTGATTTGTATCCTGAGCAAGAGACGTTGCTACGTAAGTTGAGTGAGCATCAGAAGATTATTGTAATCAAGCCCAGGCAGATAGGTGTAAGTACGTTGTTGAGAGCGTATGCATTTTATCGCGCGTATACAGCGGAGGATCCGGTCAAGTTTGGTGTATTGAGTTTTCACGAGCGATCGAGTAAGCATCTTCGCAAGATGGACAATGGGTTCTTGCGAGGGTTGCCAGAGTTATTGCAGCGTGAGACGAGTATAGACAATACGACGGATTTGATTTTTGCGGACACGGGAGCTGGGTTGTCGTCGTATACTGCGAGGAGTAGTGGCGGTACACGGAGTTTCACTTTGAACAGTGCGCACTTATCGGAGTTTGCGTTTTATCCTGATCAAGAGGAGGTATTGGCGCAGGTAATGGCGACGGTGGGCAATGGTCAGATTATTATTGAATCGACACCGAACAATATTGGAGATCGTTTCCATACGTTGTGTAGTGGTGCACCAGACAATGGCTGGACGTTGGTATGTTTTTGGTGGTGGCAGCATACTCATTATCGATTACCTGCACCGAAGAATATGGTCTTTAGCCCAGAGGAACGTCAGCTGAAGAAGGCGTATGGGTTGGATGACGAGCAGCTGCAATGGAGGCGAGAACAGATAGCTACGCTAGGGTCGGATAAGTTCAAGCGTGAGTATCCAGCCTGTATTGATGATGCATTCCATTTTGGTACAAGTGCGTATTTTGATCCGAATGATTTGGATATGATTGAATCGATGACATTCAATGGGAACGAGCGCAAGTATGAAGATGTATATGATGATGATGTATACGCCATCGGAGTTGACTGTGCAGGTGGTGTGGGCGGTGATTATAGTTGTATTAGTGTCATTTCTATGGCATCAAAAGAGATAGCGTATCAGTTTCGGTGCAACACGATTTTGCCTGTAGATTTTGCGGAGCATGTGTTACAGGTAGCACAGTTGTACAATGAAGCTACGGTCTTGGTAGAGACAAACAATCATGGTCATTTGGTATTGCACAAGTTGGTAGATTGGGGCTATAAGAACTTATGGAAAAGTCCCAAGGGTAAGGACTGGGTGACCAGTGCCAAGAGCAAGATAGAGATGTATGAGGTATTGCGCGAGATGATTAGCAACAACATGATAACAAGGATGGATATGACAACCTTGATGGAGTTGCGATCAATGACTATATTTAAGGTGGCGCCCGAGGCTCCTCCAGGCATGCATGATGACATGGCGGATAGTTTGGCATTGGCATACCGATGTAGTATTGACATACCGAGTTATTTGGTGCAAAATGCAAAGAGAAGTTGGATGGATGATATGATTTCTTCGAGACGAGCGAATCGTATGCGTATGATCCGGCTACCATTTAAGAGGGCAGAATGAAACCAAAAGTAGCGGAAGCATTGTATAGACGACACGAAGAGTATTGGGCACGTCAGAAGCGAGAGTTACGTAAGTATCGATCTGCATACATGACGCAATATTGGGACAATGACTATGGTTCGAATCAGGTTTTGATTGAAACAACAAGAGCGTATGAGTACATTGAAGGATACATAGCTAGTTTATTTTCTCGCAATCCAGCAGTTATTGTGAAGGGTGATGTAAGAGGGAAGGGTAATCCTGAAAAGGTACAGGCATTGTGTAATGCTTTCCTTGACAATGTACGTAGTCAGATTGAGGACGTAAGTCGATTGGCTTTGATATATCCCTGTGCATTTTTAAAGCTATATGGCAGTGAGCATCCGGATCCATTTAAACGTGTATCATGTTCTGCAATCGCAGCATGGGACTGTATTGTTGATGTAGATGCAGCGAGCTGGGCACAACAAAAGTATGTGGGACATCGATACTATATTACACACGAAGAAGCAAAAGCCAAGTATGGAAACAAAAGATATACAACACATCAGTTGGTGCGGTTCTTAGACTACGATAACAATGATGATCAAAATGCCAGTTACCTTGGAATAAACCTGAGTGAGTTGAACGATTCAGGATTTGAAGTGGATAGTCCATTTGAGTATGTACAGGTGGTTGAGTATTATGATTTGGTAAACAACAAGATGTTGGTGTGGTCACCTGACTATGCGAATGGTGAGAAGTTTTTGTACGATGGTGTAGAGGTTGATGTAGGTGTAGACGGTCAGACTACGAAGTTTGATCAGATACCTTTTACTGACAGTGCGGATCATCCGATTGCACCGATTATACCGTTGTACTTTAGTCGACAGCCTGATGTACCTTTGCGTGGATATAGCGCGTTGAAACGTGTGTACTCACAGGTCGAAGAGACTAACATAATCCGTACGTATCAGGCAACGATGGTAAGGAGAGCGGCACGGCAATGGATTGTCAAGAAGGGTGTATTTTCAGATGAAGATATGGCCAAACTTGCTCTGGGTGCGGATGGAGAATATGTGGAGGCTGAGCTATCGATGGGTCAGAGTTTGGAGGGAAGTATCCAAGCTGTGCCGCATACCCAAGTTCCTACGGAGTTGGAAACATACATTAACCAAGTGAATGAGGATTTTCAACGTGGTAGTGTATTGGCTCCGTTTACCAGAGGTCAAGCAACACGAGCGACAGCGACTGAGGTTACAGCGTTGGCATCCTATAGTAGTAGTGAGATTGGTCGTCTTGCTCGAGAACGTGATGCAATGATTGAGCATACAGCATCGGTATACATTGCTATGATGAAGATCTTTTTGAAAGATGATGCGGATGTGATTGTACTGAATGGTCGTTCAGAAGTTGTACGAAGTGAAGATATGTCTGGTGATTTTGCGTTTTATGCGCTAGACGCAGGGAGTACACCTGTATCAGAAAGTGTAAAGAAACAAGAGTTTTTTCAAGCAGTTAATCTATTATTGCAGCTGGGTGTGCCACAAGAGAAGGTACTGGAAGAGTTGGTGCGCAAACTAGATTTACCAGAAGATTTTTTATCGTCTCCCATTGAAGGTGGACAAGAAATACAACAACCACAGAATCAACCGAGTGCGACTGCAACAATCGAGCAGGGTGTACAAGGTAGTCCTCAACAAGTAGCAAAAGTTTTATAGGAGTATAAAATGTCAATACCACAAGATTTAAGTATGCAAGCCGAACAGATTGGTGCAGGAATGGATGAAGCGCAGGCTCAAGGTATGCAGATGATGATACCACAAGGCCAGTTTTCTAGTCAAGCAATGAAAGCATTGTTGGATGAGGTGAACAAGTTTATGCAGCGCATGAACCAACCCGCATTGGAGATTGAGGTATCAGACATGCAAGCCTTTCCTCAAGAGTTGGTACAGGTTGTGATGGCGATTATGGCGATTGCAGAGCAAGCAGGTGTAGCGGTTGATATGTCATTGTCAGATGTAGAATCGGATCAAGATGTTGCACGACTGGTAGCATTGATCAAGAGAGCAGTATCAGACAAGAAGTTTATAGATTTCCTTGAGGCAGCGGAAGAACAAGCGGCAGAGCCTGTTGAAGAAGTTGCAGTGGAAGAACAAGTCGAAACTCCCGAAGGTGGAGAGATGACAGACGAAGAACTATTTGCAAGTAGGATGTAATATGTCAGAAGAAAACAACACAACAGAAGTACAAACCCCTGAAAATACTGTAGAGGACACTTCCGCAGAAGTCTCTCCAGTAGAAGAAACACCAACTGAAGATGTATCAAGACAATCTTTAGATAGATACAAAGACGATTATGATCGTCAAGTAGATCAGTTGTTGCAGCGTTACAATGCTGAAAAAGAAGGAAAGCCAGCACCAGAACCAGAGACTTTGCGTGAAGGAGAATCATGGGACAATATATATGACCAGGTTCCAGAAAGTGCACAGCGAGCAATGGCATCATTGCGTAAAAACTATACGCAAAAGACACAAGAGTTGGCAGAGCAACGCAAAGCGATTCAAGCAGAGCAAGAGAAGTTGTCGGCACTTCGAATGAACCTTGAGGACAACGCTGCATACAAAGCGATTCAAGAAGCTGCTCAAGCAGAGACAGGAGAGTTTGATCCATACGATACACAGTCTTTTGAGCGGTACGTAAATCGTATTGTTGCAGAGAGATTGCAATCGGTATTGCAGCCAATGGCTGAGCAACAAATGAAAGCTCAAGCTCAAGCCAAGGTACAATCATTTATGACACAACATCCAGAGTTACAAACGGATGAGTTTTTTAAAGGTGAGGTTCGCAAAACATTGTTGGCAAATGAAAACCTGACACTACAAGATGCATACTGGATTGTAAAGGGTCAACAATCGCATCAAACGGCAGAGCGTCAACAAATGCAACAGTTGGCATTTCAGCAAGCTGCACAGGCTGCGGGGCTAAAGGTTGGCACAGGACAACACAAAGGTATCACTATTCCAAAAAATAGTGACAAGATGTCAGCATCAGATTTATACAATCATCTGTTGAAACAGAAGAAATAATGTTATACACTTATCATAGTCGCAAGGCAAGGAACCCATATGGATACGTCTAAGCCATCTCCCCTCACGAGGATACGAGAGCGATAGTAAAACTCAAACGTAGGAGGCTTCAATGCCCATTCAACCAGACATACTAGCGTCGACCCTGCGTATCTTAAAAGATCGTGAGGTAGACAATACATTTAAAAACATTCCCATTCTTGATGCGATTCGTTCACACGGAGCTGTTATCGAGAGTGATGGTGGTAGCAAGGTAAACTGCCCAGCTATCATGACTGAACACAGCATGATTACTCAGTTGTCCAGTGGATACGAGTCAATCAATCTTGCTGTAAAAGATCCCCTTCGCCAAACTGAATACAACTGGTGTGACTTTGCTGCTCCAGTCGTAATCACTGAAAAAGAACAACTGTCCAACAAGGGCGACCGTGCAGTAATCAACATTGCTGAAGCGCGTTTGAAGTCCGTTATGGGTATGCTTCAACGAGAGTTCTGTAAGCAAATCGTTCAAGGTGACTCTACATCTTTGACTGAACTTGAAACATTGTCTCCAACTGTTTCAACTGGATGGTTTGGTTTACAACCTTTTGGACAACAAGCTGGTTTGGTAGGTAATCTTAATAAAGCTACTTACACAACTACATTCCAAAATCAATATGTAGATTGTCCATCAGCGTTTCCTAGTGTAACTGATCAAGCAACTCGTCTTTTCCGAGCGATGAGTAAGTTGTACATTGATACACAAGTATATGCTCCTGAAGGAGAAGTTGACATTATTCTTATGTCACCTCGTTGTTATGAGCTATACAAGAACAGTCTTTTCAACCAAGAGCGTTACACTTCTTTGCAAGAGCAACGTGACATGGCTGGTAAGCTGGGACTGATGTTCAATGGTGCAAAAGTATATGTTGAGCCTAATCTTGGTAATACATTTACACAAGCAACTCTTGGAACAGGAAATGCTAAAGATATGGATGGTGTTGATATAGTATTTGGCGGTGCTGCAACACAATACCAAACTGATGGAGCAAACAATGGAACTATTGATGCGATGTTCTTGAACAGCAAACTTCTTTCATTGTACTTTGACAAAGATGCTTATTTTGAGATGAGCGAGTTTGAACGTATCTCTGGATATGCGGCTATGGCTGCTCACATCATGACCCGCACACAGTTGGCTACAGCGAACTTGAGCGGACATGGTATTCTTATTAACGCATTTGCAACCATTAACTAGAGGTAAATCATGGCTACTCAAAACTTACTACAAAGACTAGACGCTGCTGCTGATACAACAGGTTCTTCTGTAAATGCATCAGACCGTCGTATTGAAGAAGTATTTATTGCATCCGAAGCGATTGCAGCTGGTGATTTTGTTACTCTTGATCTGAGTAAATCAGACGATAGTGACAAAGCATTGCATGTCAAGAAGCTGAACTCTGGTGCTACTATTACATCATTGTGTGTTGGTGTTGCGATTGCTGCTGCTGCGGCTGCGGGTGACAACATTCGTATTTGCGTTCGTGGAATGATTTCTGCAAACGTTGCTACTGGTGTTGCTCAAGCAGATCGACTTGTTGCATCATCTACTGGTGGACGTGCGGAAGTTGCTCCTGAGTTTCTTACTGTTACAGGTGGAGCAGGTGCAGGAACAAAAGTACAACAACAACATATTGTTGCGATTGCTGTGTCTGCTGAATCTGGCAACGCTGCTACAGTATACGTACTTCCAAACTTTTAAACCATAAGGTTTCTCTCTGAATGGGGGTGAGATTGTTCGCCCCCATTTTTATAGGATGGCATTATGAATCTACGTGAGATAAGAGAATACATTGCAAATATTACAGACTATGATCCCAATGTAAATAGGGATTATTCTGCCCAGGTTGACAATGTAATCAACGAAACCTATCGTATGTTGTTCTCGGAGAAGCCTTTTACTTTTGCACAGAAAGAAGTAAAGATACCGATATATACTGATGCGGAATATACAGCATCAGGTGTTACAGGTGTCATTGCAGGATTAACTCAGATTGTAATAAATCCTTCGATACCTGATTGGGTTGAAGGTAACATTATAGAAATAGATGGTGTTGAGCATGATGTTATATATAAGGCATCAGCAATCACTGTATTTATAGAAGGAAGTTTTGCTTTTATTGGACAACCAGTAAAGTTTAAACAAAGATATATACGTTTACCAAAAGATTGCGTATCGATATTGCAGGTTGGCAAACGTAGTATGAGCATTTCTCCTACAGCTGTGGGTCGATATATACCATTGACTAGGTATGAAGATGAGTACTACAATCTTCCGTTGGATGAGGTAAACATTCCGAACTACTGGATTATGCAGGATTCAGAATATGTATCTGCACCACCGATTGTATTGACACCAACAGCAACAGCTACATCAGCAGGTCAGGGAACCAGAACTGTACGATTGGCATATACATATGTAAAGTATCCAGCCAATGGTCAGGCTACAGAGTTGGAATCTGGGTTGTCTCCATTTTCGGAACCAATCACATTTACTGATGCGCAACGAATGACATTGACATCTTCGTTGGATTTAACAAAGGTAGGATACGCTAGACGATTTTACATAAAGAATGCAGCAACAACACCTCAGTTTGATGGAGTGTATCAAGTTGGTACATTAAAAGATGTTTCTGCATCTTTATCAGAAAACATAGATTTTACGCAGTCTGACTTTGAGAATGGTAGTTTTGTATTAAATAATCCTAGGTATACATATACGGATGGATATGTTCAAAGGATTCGTTTATATCCTAGACAAAGTACGGACTATGAGCTATCGGTGCGTTACATATATCGACCTGCAAGATTGCAAGAGGATACTGATACTCCAGACCTACCGCAAAGTCATCATCTTGTGTTGGCTTACGGATCTTTGATGGATATTTTTAATAAGCACGACAATGCACAAATGAGTCGTATATATCGAGCAAAGTATTTGGAAGAGATTATAAAGTTGGAGCAACGATTCTTGACACAAAAGCCTAGGCGTTGGGTAAAAGGTTACATGCAAGAAAGTGGTGTTGATACAGTACCAATGTGGACACCGCTTAAGAGGTTGTAATGAAAGATACTCATATACAAATAATCGATCTGAAGGGATTGTTTCAGCAGGTTCCTCAACCTCCATCTGGTGTATTTGAGTTAGAAAACTGGGCTGTTGATCCAGTTACAGGTGGTTGGGTAAATCGTCTTGGTTGGGAAAAGTATGATGTCAATGCGAATGATTGGGATCCATTTTTGACGAGTGTGATTGATAGCATGTTTTATGTGCAGCGTCACCAAGGAGCTCAAGACAGTATATTGTTTGAGCAGTCGGGTGTGTTGTACCAGCTGAATGATTTTACTGGCCCATTAAAAAAACAAGAGCTATCGACAGCAAGAGTACAGCCACTGGTGTCAGAAGTGGGTACACAGTATGCTCAGTTTGGAAGATACATTATTTATGTCAATGGATACAATAGACCAGCCAAAAGTCATTTGTGGCCGTGTACAAGTTATACAACAAACTATTTGGTTGAGTTGCCATTGGGTTTTGATTCATTGCCATCCGCTCCAGTTGTATGGGGAGTAGAGACAGATCCATCATCGACTTCGACAGATGGAGATAAAATCAGTGTATTTTTTTTTCCAGCTTCTACTCCTCAAACTGATTTTAAAGATAAAGGCCTTGGAATACCAACTAGTACCAAAGAAAATAAATATCGATATAGAATCTCTTTTGTAAATACAGCGGGTTCTGAGGGTCCTTTATCTTCTTTTTCAAATACCATATCATGGACTACGCCTACACAAAAATATCGATATGCAATAAATGTTGATATACCAACAGGCAATGAAGATGTTGTTGCACGTAGAATATATCGTACAAAAAACTTTTCAGATGATGCAGGCAATGATTCGTTGACGTATTATTTTGTTGCTGAAGTTCCCAATAATCGAGATGATATATTTATAGATGATATACCGGATACAGCATTGGGTTCTCAGGCTCCATTAGAAAACAACTCTATTGTAATGCCGGCTAGAAAGGCAAGATTTGTTGGTGTATACAAAGATTGTTTGTTTCTTGATGGTGGTCGTGATGAGGACTTGACGTTATATTTTTCTAATCCTGCAAGACCAGACCAGTTTGGAGCATTTTCTTTTATCACACTAGGCCATAGACAGGGTGGTGGTCTTACAGGATTATACTCATACTTTTCTCATTTGTTGATTTTCCGAGAGAAGAGTATTGATATATTGCAAGGTGATTATCCAAACTTTTCATCAGCAAGTTTGTCTCAGTATATTGGTACGATTGCAACAAATACGATTGTGTCGGTCCCAGGTCTTGGTGTAGTATTTTTATCGTATGATGGTGTGTACAGCGTAAATATAAACTTGGATTACAGCGATAGCCCCAATGTACAAAATGTTACACCTCATTTACGTGATTTGTTTCGACGCGTCAATGTTGATGCATTGGCAAAAGCATCGGGTGTATACAGCAAAAAGAGGCGAGAGTTAATCTTTTCGTTTCCTGTAGATGGTAGTCCTGTAAACAATATGGTTTTGGTGTATCATACAGATAAACAAAGTTGGTCAACGAGAGACTTTCCGATGGGTCAAATGATTGTAAATGCAACGGGTGATGTTCTTTTTGGTATGTCCGATGCTGCGCCATCTTCAACTAATCAGCATGGTATTATGGTATTGTCTCATCGTCGATGTACAGGTCAGACAAAACGTGAAGATGCGATTGTAGATTTGAATGCACCGACATCGATTCTTCGATCAGCATGGTTGGATATGGGTGATGCATCGCTTAAGAAGAAGATACATGGTGTGTATATTTACTTGGCTACAGGTGGGGATCAAGACATACCATTGAAGTTTTTTACTGATTACGATTATACAACACAGCATACATCTCAAGCTTTGCGTCAACAACCAGCTGACATTGCAGACCAACCTGTGTACAATGTTGCACAGTTGGATAGTGGAGCAAGTTGGCAAGAGCCATTGATTACAATGTTGCGATATGACATATATACAAAAGCCTGTAGCTGGTTTCAGTTTATGATAGAAACAACAGCAGACATGCATGTGATTGGATATGCGATAGATTATACAGCAGCTGGCACACGAATCATAAAAGGTAAGAAGTTATGAGCAAGAAGTGGACAGAAGGATATCCTCGTGACAATGCGATAATCGATTATAAGCAGTTTAATCAGGGATATAATACACAGAAGAGTAGTTTGAATGGTGGTATTGATCGCACCATGACACCAGTGAATGTATTTGATGAAGCCAATAAGAAGGACAAGGCGCTACATTATGTTCAGATATTTCGTCGTGGTGACAATACAGCCTTAGAAGATACATCGATTGTTGCAGGTGCGAGTGATTTTAGAGGAATCACATACAACACATATGGTGGTGGATGGGTAACTGTAGATGAGTTTACATTGTCTGACATGAAAGATGGAATGTTACATTGGGAGTTTTCATGTCATGTATACAATAATCTTGAGTATACATTTACGAATGTAAAGTCAACATCGATTCGATTATTGTTTGATGGTGTAGAAGTATGTTCAGCATATAAGTTGTCTCTTGCTACAGTTACATATCGAATGGTTTGTGATGTTCCAATCACAGCATCACCTAATACAGTAACTGTTCAAGCTAGGTCTGTAGCTGCGGGTGCAACAGAAAACACTAGATGTTTATTTACGCTTTTATCAATGCAGCATATGTTTATTGGGAGATGGAGATGAGCAGAATAACCAATGCGGATCCAATAAAGAGGGGATCTAGTTATACATCAACTCAGTTGAATCAACAGTTTACAGAAGTAAATGCGGCATTCCCGATGGATGGAGACAATGTTCGAAACGAAGGTATTGATCAACCTGTGTTCGATTTGAATAATGGTCATGGAAAAAGCGGGATTATATTGGTTGCAGCAGATAGTAATGACAATACAACTCCAGTAACAGCATCAGCAAATACAGCAACAACTTCACCTTTTGATTCACCAGTAACGATTCAAACTTGGACACTATTGCAGCCTGTAACAACAACAGATTTGATACGAGTATATTGGCAGTTTGATTATGAAACAGTTGTAAACGATCTTGCTCCAGTCAATGTGCAAGATAATAATGGTTGTGTGTGGGCAATATGGTTGGAGTATCAAAGTAGTTTTGGTGGTAGTTGGGAAGCAGTACCCAATCAAGGAGATTTTGAACAAGGGATTGCCGGAAGTCCAGGTAGTATTACATCTTATGGTACACATACATCTCAAGGGTATGGATGTACGATTGTTCCTCATGCATTGGTTTATCATGATTCATCAACTCGAGTACGTACACCCAATCCATCAACAGGTTATGGAGATTGGATTTATGCTCCAGACAGCAACATAGTTATATATGGTTTGCGTTTGCGTATACGAGGGTTGTTGGATCAAAAGTATGATTCTGTAACAGGTGTTGCACAAAACTCTTGGAGATTATTAACAACATCATCAGGTGTACAAACGAATACTGTGTCTCGTAGTTATATGGCATATTTGGTAATGAGGGAACAATGAGTATTACATTTCCAAAAACGTTTGCAACATCAGAGGTAGCGAATGCTGCTGATGTACGTAGCAATATTGATGCAATGCAGAAGAAACAAGCCAAACTATCAGGTACGGATTTTGCAACAGGTCAATGGATAGACACGCATCATATAATGGAAGGTCGATATGAACCAACAGGCAATATATCTGTAAATGTATCAGGTATATTTGGTGGTAGAAATAACGGTACTTTTTTAAACAATCTATCTTATTGTTCTCGTTGGTTGACGGATAGAACAGGTGCGAGTGGTTCAAAAATACCGAGAGCATACATACCGTATACAAACATAACATTTGACATTTTACGTCCCTGTACATTATTTTTTCAATGGTCAATGATACATCAGTCTGAATCTGATTCAGATGGAACGGATGGTGTTACAAAACTATTTCCAACTTTAAATGCTAAATATATTACAGACGGTATTGTACATCATCAGGTATATGAAAGTAAGGGATTGGTTGGTTTAGATATATTGATAGATGGTGTACAAACAACAAATGGTTTTGTATTGGATGATATATCTAGTCAAGTTCGTGGTTACAGTATTGGATTAGCAGCACAATCGACTGCTGGTAAATGTCAAAATGTATCATGGTCAGTATCATTAGAATGTTTTTATATGTGAGGTAAGTTATGACAGGACTAGAGTTAGCATTGCTGTCAGGATTAGGTGGATCGCTGATAAAAGGTGTGTCTGGAGCTATTGGTGCAAGTGGAGCAGCAAAAGATTTACAGTTGACCGATGAGCAACGTCGTAGATTAAAAGAGTTGGAACGTATGGAAGCGGAATCTGCTTTTGGTATGTCAGATCAAGATCGTCAAGCGTATGGTACACAAGTGATGTCTCCGGTACAAACGGCAGAACGAGAAGCATTGGCACGTTTTGGTGCAAGTCAAGCGGTAGGAGACATTGGTCAAGGTGCAGCGTTTCGACAACAACAAGCGTTGAAACAAACATCAGAGGCTGCTCGAGCAGAAGCCCAAAGAGCAGTGGCAGAAAGAGATGCGACTGTAGCACAGCAACAACAGCAACAACTAGCAATGATGCGTCAACAAGAGTTGCAACGCAAAGCAATGGAGCGTGAAGCGGTGATGTCTTTGTTGGGTGCAGCTGGAGAAGGATTGACACAGGCGGGTGGTATTGCAGCAAAGATGAAGTTTGCAGAAGAGACATATGAAAGAGACAAGCCTAGTAAAGAAGATCAAGAAGTCATATCATCGACAGCTAGAGTGTTGGGCTTGGGAGGAAGTGAGCCAGGTTACAAATCAGTTGAGGGTGCTAGTATGTCTGGCAAAACTCAAGATGGTTTGGGCACTGATGGGCCAACTTCAGTAGAGGCAATGTTGTCTCAAAATCCATTGTTGTTTTATACTAATCCTGCTAGAGTATTGGGTAATCCATTTTCCGAAGAAGATTTATTAGCGTTTATTTTGGGAGATTACTAATGTCATATGAAGTAGCAAATGAGATTGTAAATATGTATATGCAGTCGAATACTCGCAGAATAAACAGTGCGATGGAGACTGCATATCAAGAAGCATTGAGTACGTATCAATCAGATGTAGAGGCACGTAAAGCTGCATTGGATGTATTGAAGTTGGAGCAAAGGTCTTATGATGATTATCTTAAGATGCTTGCGCGCAACATGAAAGATTTACGATCTGGCAATATAAATATAGCAAAGAAACGTGCTGAAGTGTTGGAATACAATAGACGAGAGAAGCTTAGAGTAGAACAAAAAAATAGACTTGAACGTCATAAAACAGGTGAAACAAATGCGATGCGTCGATACAGAGATGATATTGCAAGAGCACAAGCACAAGCATCATCTCAACAAGAACGGAATCGTTTAGAGCAAGCCAAAAACGAAGCTACTAGAAAAATGGCAAGATTAGACATGGATGCAAGACAACATGCAAATAAAGTTGTATTATCTGGCAATGTATTGCCTCAAGGTATAAGTACAGATATAAATAAGTTGCAATCGGTTTTTCAAGATATAGGTCAAGCAGGTAATACTTTTGAAGCAGATTTTAATACTGCATTACAAGGAACATCTTTTTTTAGTAATGTGCAAAAAGCAAAAGATGATGTAAAAGACTTATCGGAAGCAGAAGGTTTGATTGGTGATGATGATCCTGAGTTTAAGTATGCTAGAGAAGATTACAAACTTGCTGGAGTACGACGTAAGATTAAAGAAAGCATAATGGATATGTTCGAAACATATACTCCTGAAGATCAAAAGGAACAAAATAGAGAACGAGTGAATAGTATAATCGATGATTTATTAAATAATCCACAACCTAAAAATCTACAGCAATCAGGTATGTTTGCTGAAGTAATCGATATATCGGATGCTGATGTTGATCGAAGGTACGATAAAGAAAGACAGTTGTATATAGATACAGAAGCACCAAAGTTAAATAAAATACTAAAGAAACAGTTTCGATTAAATATACAACCTCCTCCAATGAAGAAACCTTTTGTATATAAACCTATATTGAAGACAGTACCTGGAGAAGGAGCAACAGAAGAGCAGTACATAGATGAGTTACGTAAGCAAGCAGAGCCTGTGTTTAATGAGTTACGTGCTGATGATGATACACCATTTCAGTTGACTGAGGATGAGATTGCTACAGTAGGTGAGGCTGCTGTCAATGCATACAAAGAGTTACAGATTGAGCGAACACAAACTCCATTGATATCATTGGAGGAGCGACGATTGTTGGATCCATTAGCATTGGAACGCCAGTTGAATATAATGCGTCAAGGACAGCGTGTGAGAAGTATACAGCCTAAGCTAGATAGTTTTGAGCAAGTCCGTTCTCGAGCTGGTGAGATACTTGAATCTCCTAAGAAAAGATCGACAGAAAATGCAGGTACACCATTGGAGCAACGGTTTTATGCTACACAACGTCAGAGTGCTAGATTGTCGTATGAATCGGATGAGGATTTACGAAGTAAGGGTAAGCCAGAAGAGTTGGGTGTATCATTATACAAAGAAACATTTGATCCATTGAACAGTACGTTTCGACAAAACAATACATATCAATCTGTAGTTGATCGCATTCAACAGGGTTTTGGTTCTCCAGAAGAACAGATGAGAGCAATCTCTGCTTTTGATAGTAGAGTAATGGCGCAGCAAAGAACCAAAGCACCGATTATAATGAAGGACGGTTCCCAGAATAGAGAATACTTAGAGGCATTGAAAGCACTGGGCAAGAAGTAGGTGTGTAATGACTACAGCAGCAGAGATACGACAACAGATACTTGATTTACAGAATCGATATAATGTTGGAGATATAGAAGTAAACGAATATAATCAAACACTTGAAAAGCTGCAGTTGGATTTATCAAATGCATTGCAAAGAGAAGCAGGTGTACCTCCAGTTCCACCAGATAAAACTGAGGCTGTACAACAGTATCAGTTGCGTCAAAGATTACAAGGTAGAGGTGGATTTACTGTACCTCTTGAAATAGATGAAAGAGAGGCGAAAAGACGAGAACAAGAGTTGGGTCAATCGTTATCACGAGAAGAACAAGATTTAATGACCAAAGCATCGATTCGTCAGTTTCAAATAGATACTGAGCCTTTAAGGATTGGTACAAAGGCATATCGAGATCCATATACAGTATCAAAAGGTATGTCTCGGATTGTAGACCCTAAAGCAGGTTTGGTTGTTGATAGAAAAACAGGACAGATTCGAAAAGCAAAGGGTGTAGATTTACAAGATTTGTCAACATTACAACCATTAACTGAAACGATTGCTGGATCAGTTACAAGTAATCCTGTTTTACAAGCAACTATTATTAAGGGTCTTGGTGCTCTTGCAGACTATATTGATGTAGGAGATCAAACAGTTATACCTAGTCCAACAGCAGAGTTGTTTGTTGAAGGATTAAAGCCACAACGTATTGCTACGGATGAGCAAGTAAAACAAATGGAGGCAGTAAAGGAATCTGTAAGAAATCAACGAAAGCAAGATCTTCGAAGATTTTTTAAAAAACAAGGCAAAACAGATGAGGAAGTTGAGAAAGCAATAAAAGAACGTGAAGAAGAACTGATTCGTTTTACTGATGATATAAGACCGTTTGCTTTGGGTCAAAAGGGTAAGGAGGTTGCAGAAGATACAGCTAAGTTATTTTTAACACAAACTCCTTATGTTGATGCCGGGATTGTTGAAACACCATTGGCAGTTGGATTAAGGTCGTTGAACATTACATCAGCGTTTGCTGCTCCTGCATTGGATTGGGTAAATGATTTGATACAAACGGATGAAGGTCGTTCTGTTGTTGCAGGTACGGTAGCATCTGCATTGCCTACATATTTACAGCCATTTGTTAGTCAAGTTGTTTCAGAAAAAATGAAAGGTAAACTTGCACCGATTGCTACACGAAAAGGTGCAGGATATGAAAAAACAGAAATGGAAGGTGCACTGGGTCAGGGATTGACCAATATGATAAAAGGTCAAGGATTGTTTTCACAGCTGGGTGCACAATCTCTTCCTCCAGAAACCAACTACAATCCATTGGATCCAACAGTGCAAGGTAGTTTTGCTAGCACAGTTACTACATTTATGCCTGAGTTTGCAGTTCCTGTTTTACCATTGAGTTTTGTAGTTAAGCCAGCACAAGCTGTATCAAGAGGAATACTATTTGCAGGTCAACGTAAGTCATTGGAAAATGCTTTTAAACGAATGACAAAGACAATGCCTGATTTGGATAAGTTAACTAGTGTTCGTGTTACAGTAGATGATTTTTTAGATCCACATACTGTATCATATAAAGCATCAGAGATGGGTGCTGACATTGTTGCAGGATCTAAGGTACGTGATTCCTTTCTTGGTAAGAGATGGACTTTTGATGAATCATCTGCATTATCAAAAAGGATACCACAAAGTAGATATTTAAAAACAAAAATAGTACCTAGTGTTGAAGGCGTATTGAGTGGTGATGATGCATTATTGCGTGGAGTAAATCGAGTAGCAAATGAAACAATAAAGGTAATCGAAAAGGGTGGTAAACCTAAGGTTGCATCGGATTTAATACAGCGTGGAATAGCTGTAGCTCGATTTAGAAATATACCTTTAGATGAGGTTGAAAAGGTTGTAGTACAACAAAATAAAAATGCAGTAACGTCAGCATGGTCAAAGACAAGAACGATACTTGAACAATCAAAACGTCGTCCTTTACGTGCAGTTGAAGAAAAGGCATTGAGAGAATCGTTAGATGTTTTGAATAAAAACAAAGTATATGAAAAAATACCAGAATCGATTCGTAACTCTCCAGAAGTTATATATGATGCTATTCGTTCTAGTACATCACAGGTAATCCGAGATAATCTTTTACGTACAATGCCTGTTGATTTGGTACACATATCAGATAATGTTGCAGTACCCAAAAGCAAGATATATACCTCAAGAGGTAAACCTACAAGGGAATACACAAAGTATTTGGAAGAACATCGAGAACTGTTGGATTTTAAAGCTAAATCAGTAAACAATCAAGAGGTATATACATTTACACCGGATCGATTGGCTGCATTGCGAGGTTATCAACAACAACGTGGGATACAGTTTTCACCTGGTGTACAACAAAAGTTAGAGAATGGTCAACCATTTACTGCAATCGAGAGACAAGAGTTATTCGATAGTGTTGGTGCACAACTGGCTCTTGATTATTTAAGTGGTACAAGATTACGTACAGCAGGTTTACAATCAGATTTAGCAGATGCGGGTATAGTTGCTGGTGATACATTGATACCACAAGTTCGTGGAAAAAAGTCAACGTTTGCAATAAAGGCAAAAGGTTTGGCTAATGCAATACGGATATTGCAAGGTCGTCCAACTCAACCTGTTCAGTTTTTTAATGATAGTGCATCAGCAGCATTTAAAAGTTTTGAGCGAAGTGTACAAACAGCGGCAGATGCGGCACCTAAACAAGTTATTGCAAATATAAAAAGAGCAACTAAAGCGGAAGGTGCGGAAGCAATAAATGTACAAAGCGGAATATATATGGACTTAGGTGTTCAGCTAGAAAGATCGTTTCGTAAAGGTACAGCAATACGTGCAGATCAACCACAGATATCTGATATAAGTCCAACAGCACGTAAAGATTTTGTTGGTGTTAGTCCATATGAAAAAAACTTTAAGAGTCGGTTGCAAGAAAAAATCCAACAAAAACGACAAGCACGAGCAGAAAAAAAACAAGAGAGGATAAAGTCTTTATCAAAGATTAAAACTCAACAAGAAGAAATCTTTGATAGGAGTTTAGCTAAAACAGTTGAATCTGAAATGAAAGATTTACAAAAGTTAAGAAAAGAAGAAGCTCAGATAAACAATCAGATTGATGAGTATATTAAAGAGATACGTGAAGATCAGATGTTTAAAAGTAAAGAAGCTTCTAAGCGTAGAACTTTGCAGGCAGCATCGGAAAGATATGGTCATAAGCAAGTAAAAGATTTTATTGAAGACATGGTAGGTTTAAAGAACCTTGAGTATGATGATTTGGCTACAGTTATTGATGATTTGGTTAAATACATGGATGTATACGAGGAAGGTTTTATACGGTATGGTCAATGGGAATCTGTGTTGAAAAACTTTTTTGTAGGTCCTGAAGTATTAACAAAGAAAGTTATCTCTACATCAGAAATGTTGAAGTTTGCAAAAGAACAAGACCAGTTATTGAAGTTGATTGTAAAGAATCCTGAGCGACCTTTTTTTGCACCGAATAACTTAAAACCTATAAATCCTAGTACTTTGAAAAAAGTTGTTGAAGGGTTGCGATCATTGCCAGGTGGAGGCATATTAAAACAGTATGGATTGAAGAAGAGTATATTTTCTCGTGATGAAAACTTTGTTCTTCCGATTTTACAGAAGATGATGAGCATCCAAAAGTTACAGAACACACAAGAAGCGATTGCAAAGTTTGCTAGAACAGAGCCTGATTTTGTTTTGTCGATGAAAAGAACTCAGGAGGGTATGGTAGGTTTAGAATCGGTAGAGGCAATAAGTAAAAAAGTAGAGAAGACCATACGTGATACATTGGCAGCTGGCGATAATATGAAAATCTTTTCTGAAGATTTGAAGAATGTTGTGTTTTATCAGGTAAAAGAAATCTTGTTTGATGGCATGATGAAAGATGTTTGGGTAAATACATCTCGATCTGTACAAGAAAAGTTTTTGCAGAAATATTTAAACAAGATGGTAGAACAAGAAACTGTTGCAATAAACATGGATGATTTTTTGCGTACAGTAATCATTGCAGATAACAATAAAGCTCCTTTAATCAAAAGTAGAACATTTGATCGTGTAAATGAACGATTAAAAACTGTTTTAAATACAGTGCAAGAAAATATTGTTTTACAAAGTATGAAAAAAAATGTTGATGTAGATTTAATGGGAGCAAAACTAAAAGTAGTAAAAGAGATAAAAGAATCATTACCTGGTATGATTAAGACTATGAATGTAGAATATTTGGGTAAGTTGACTGGTATAGGTAAAGGCCCTTTATCCGATTCTCTTTTTGCTCAACAGATACAGCAAGTAACAGATCGTATGACAATGTATGGTTTGAATGCCAATGCAGTATCGAAAGCATTGAAGTCGATAAATCCAAGAATCAAAATGATAGGTAAGGAGAACTTGGCTTTGGTATATGGGCAAGATATAGCTGAACGTGCCAAGTTGATTACTGAAATGACAGAGTCAAAATACTTTGAGAGGGTGTTTAAAAGTCAGGCATTTAATAAATATGCACAACAAGCATTTAAGAAAGATGCACAAGGAACTATAAATAGAGCTGAGATACTGACTCAAATCGCTTTTAATACTGTTATAGGAACTTTAGGCATGTTACGTCGATGGACTACAGCAGCAATGTTGGGTGGGCAAAATGCACCGAATACTCGTTTCTTTGGATTTAATCGTATAACTGCTCCATTTATAATGTCGGCTACTGTTTTGAATGCTCCTTTGAGATTATCATCAGTTGCTAGAATAGTATCTAGATCTTTTGATTTGGGTGCAGAAGTACCTGTTGTGTCAGGATTAAATAAGTTGTTAAAGATTTTGGGTAAACCCAATGTTTTTGATTTATCAGCAGCCAATAAGTTACGATTTGCACCACCAGAAGAAATCGTTGTGTTTGCAAAAGATGGTGCAAAAAGAGATTATACAGCTGGAGAGTTACGACGAATAATCAATCAAAGTGGTATGGAATACTCTCGTGCTGATGCAGAGTTTTTTGACTCACAAGTAAATGCAATGTTGATAGAGTTGGGTATTAATGAACAAGGTTTGAATCGTTATAGGTCACAGCAAGCATTTTTACGTAATAATCCTAGATTGTATAAAGCAGGAAAAAAACTATTGGAGAATACACGTACATCGCAAAACAATATATTTACACAGTTATCTAGATATCAAGATAGTGAGTTACGTCGTGTTGCATTTGTAGAGTATTTGCGTAATGGTTATTCTATTGAAGAAGCAGTAACAGCAGGTAAGTCATCGATGTTGGATTACAGTACGTTGTCTGATTTTGAAAAGAAATATTTATCTAATGCAATATGGTTTTATGCGTTTCAAAGAACAATGATAACCAGTCAAATCAATGCTATATACAAAGGTGTAGTTACAGGGAAACCATCGTTGTCTTTACGAATGTTGAGATCTCAAGATGTATTGAGTCGACAAATGGCTGAAGACTATAATGACTACACAAATCAACAACTAGGAAGGGTGTATAATATTTTTGCTGGCAAAATCGATGATGTACCTTTAACAGTTGGTGGTCCACCTAATCCTCAAATACAGTTGTTAGATTTAATCTCTACAGGATTGGTAGCCAATCGTTCATCAGAGTTGGCAGAGGCATTGTTTTTATATGTTGGAGAACAAAAGCCATATATGGGCCCATATATAAAGTATTTTCGTGCAAAGGAATCTGGAAGGATACCACCTTTTCCACCGTATTTACAATATGATGCAGAGGCATCAGGTAATCTCGAGTATTTTATTGAGCGGTATGGTTTGATACCAAGGCGTAAAATGCCAGGAAAACCATTAACTATGGGTTCGGAAGAAACTGATGCAGGTGTGTTGTATGATTTTCCAGATGGAGAAAAGGGATTGGCAGGTTACAAACGTTATTTGTATGATGAAGCAGCTGGATTGACAGCAGCAGGTGTACTTATCAATCAAGGTTTAGATGTGTTGGCAAAAGAAGAAGGCATACCAGTTAATGATTTGTTTGTTCGATTGTTTGGTCAACGATTTAAAAGAGATTTAACCAAAGCAGAAATGTTTTCTGCAAAGCGTGGAGATCGAATCGTAACTCCAGAAGGAGAAAAGGTTGTACCTTTTGAGAGTAGATACTTAAAGACTGGAACAATACAAGGTGGAAAAATATCAGAAGTATTTGAAGGAGACACACAAAGTGCTATATTATGGTCATTGTATCAGTTAGGTTTGGCAACACCTCTCAAGGGTGCGCCAGCTGAAAAGAACATAATATATCAGTTAAATCGTGTAAACAGAGCATTGGATCAGGCTGATAAGGAATCACAATGACAACCGCTAGAAAACTTGTACAGTATTATAATGCGCCTATCGATACAAACTGGCAGGTTTTTGACATCATACCTACGATTAGAGAGCGGCAGAATACAATGCCTACACTTGGTGGTACACTGAGTGCATTGACAATCTATGGTGATACATTGTCAGGTGCGAATGCATTGACAGTTCGGATTACAGAAGACACTTATGGTGACATGTGTATTATTGGAGATACACAAGTTGGTATGTCATTGGGGATTACAACAGCAACAAAGACATCAAGTATTATAAAGATTGAGATTGATGTTGCTGATACATGGCCCAGTCATGTGTGGATAAAGACGGATGCTGGTAGCTTGAATGTTAGGCAGATAAAACTTACATGGAGAGTGTGATGGGTATATCATCGAACATAGATGCATTTGGTAATGGTGGTGGTGCATTTGGTGATAAAGATATATCAGATGATTTGTCGTCACAAATCGATGGTGTTTCCAACAGTTTTGTGACTACGTATGCCTTTAATACTTCGAGCATTGTGATATATTACAATGGAGTACGGCAGAGAACTGGAGTCGAAGTGACTGTAATAAATGCTCGTACTATACAGTTGGATTTTGTACCTGAAAGTGGTACAACCATTGTAGCTACATACAAAACAATCTAGGGGGTAACCATGGCTATAACTCTTGTAAGAAATCAGTTGGTTGATTCGATCATCAACGAAAATAAACTTGACTCAGGAGCAGTATCATTTGCAAAGATGAAGTCTGCTGACCTTGAAACAAACCTTGCATCTTCAGCGTCTGCATCTAAGCTTGCAACAGCTGCTGCAATCAAAGCATATGTTGATGCACAAGTACCGGATACTTTTCAAGGTGGAAACGGTATTGATATTGATTCGTCTGGAGATCCAGATGTTATCTCTGTTGATCTTGCTACCAATCCTGGTCTTCAGTTTACCAGTAACAAACTGGACGTAAAGGTAAAATCAGAATCTGGTGGATCGATTACAAAAGATGCAAATGGTCTTTACATTGCTGATAGTGCTATTGGAAATGCAAAGCTTGCGAACAGTACTATTTCTGGTAAGGCTCTTGGTGCAAACCTTGACAGTCTTTCAGCTGGTCAAGGTATTTCCATGTCAGCATACAATGGTTCTGCTGCTGTGTCTGATCTTACTGTACAGTTGGATGGTTCTACTCTTGCTAAGTCTGGATCTGGTGTCAAGGTAGCTGACCTTGGAATCGGAGAGGGACAACTGGCTGGGAATGCTGTAACCATTACTAAGTTTGGCATGCGTCCATATACTGATGACTTTGCTCCTAATGGTAGTGCTGCTACATTTACATTGTCTCAACGTATTCCTGCTTCTAGTCTTTCAGATTTTGCTCAAGGTGTACGAGTGTATCGCAATGGTCAACGACTTTTGCAAAAGGCTTCTTCTCCGGCCGATTCATCTGAATACACTGTAACCGATAATGGATCAGCAACAGTCGTTACTTTGGGTGCAAATCCAGCCAATGGCGAAATCATTATTGTTGATTATTGGGTATAGTTAATCAATCTGTTGTGTTGGGTTGGGCGGCTGATGTTATTATAATAATGTCAGCCGCTTTTTTTTTGAGGTGATATATGAGTATGAATAAAGAAAAAATATTTGAACTTGTGTTAGGTCAAGGCGGTGCGTTGGTTCTTGCATGTATTGCATTGTGGTATATATCTCAGTTATATGTTGATCAGATAGATGGTATGATGGTACGATGTGATGACGATCGAAAGATGTATCAAGAACATATGTTGAGATTGTCTGAAAAACTAGATGTGATGTCAGAAGATATTAAGGATATTAAGGATGCCCAAGTCGATAAATAAAAAAGCAATGAAGTGCAATCGTCCTCGAGCTTTGCGTAAAGGAGAGCCAGGGTATGGCAAAAAGAAAAAGGTTGTGCTTGGTTGTAAAGCTGGTCGTCAAAAGTTGATTAAGTATGGTGCCAAAGGGTATGGTCATAACTATTCTGATTCTGCAAAGAAAAGTTTTAGAGCACGTCATAAGTGTTCTTCCAAGTCTGATCAAACAACAGCAGGTTACTGGGCTTGTAAAGACTTGTGGCCGAAAGGAAAAAAAACTAAAAATCCATCGGCAAAGAAACGAACGAGGAGATAATATATGTCTTGTCAATGCAAAAATAATATGTCTAACATTTATGGAGGTCCCATGTACGGTAGCAAGAAAACAAAGAAGAGTAGCAAGAAACAAAAGAAAGCATACTCAAGTGTAAAGCCACGCAAAGGTGGACAGAAGAAACCCAAAGCATCGTTTCGCGGTTATAGCTACAGGGAAATATAATGGTACCCAAGATTACAGTTGAGCCAGCGAGCTGGTTGAAGATCTTTGCATTGGTTGGAAAGCTTGTGCGTTATGCGCAAGGTGGTTTTACTGCTGATGAAAAGAAAGAGTTGATTGATGATTTGCTTGAAGTCCTTGGTGTTTTGGCTACAGATATAGGTGAGGACTTACGCAATGAGAACCATTAAAAAGATAGTGGTACATCATTCAGCATCTAAGCCTGAGACTACGGTTGAGCAGATCGATTCGTGGCACAAGGATAGAGGATGGTGGGGCATTGGTTATCATTATGTGGTAGACCACAATGGTGAGATACAAGAAGGTCGTCCGGTTAATAAGCCAGGTGCTCATACTCGTGGTGAAAACAAAGATAGTATTGGGATTTGTGTGACTGGAAACTTTGAAGATTATCATTGTCCCAAGTTCCGATTCGATTCTCTTGTTACTCATATTCAGACTTTGTTGTTTACATATGACTTGGACTGGAACGATGTGTATTATCATCAGGAGTTTGCTGCGACTGCTTGTTGTGGTAAGTTTTTGATTGAGCAGCTGCGCCAATATCGAAAGGGTCGTGTCACACCTGGTGGTAATCAATGCACATAAAGAAGTTTTTATCTTTGTATTTACAGCATGGGGATTTGAAGAGCACAGCCAAGGCAGCTGGCATCCATCCCAATACTGTGTATAGTTGGATAAAGAGTAGAAACAATCCTCATGTTATGTCTCTTGTGTGGTTTTTTAAAGCCATTGCACAACAAAAGAATGTGTCGTACGAGATGATGTGGATTGAGTTTGTGTATTTACTTGAGGGTAAGGAAGATCCCAAGGTTGCTGCTCGTCAATGGATACATGATTACATTGATACGCTTGTGTCTGAAGATCCCAGTTGGTTGCGCAAACATTATGAGCGATTGGTTTTGGAGATAGAGAATGCCCAAAGATAGTTGCTACAAAAAGGTAAAGAGATCATACAAGAAGTTCCCGTCTGCTCGTGCTAGTCAAGCGATTGCAAAGTGTCGTAAGGGTAAGGGCAAGGTACGCAAAAGCAAGAAGGGTGCTAGCTTAAAGCGTTGGCAGAAAGAGAAGTGGGTCGATACCAGGACTGGTAAAGCTTGTGGTGCAAAGACAAATAAGAAGCAGTATTGTCGTCCATCGAAACGGGTATCGAGCAAGACACCAAAGACAACATCAGAGATCAGTAGTTCTCAGAAGCGAAAGAACATTGCTCGTAAGAGTGCAGGTAAAAGAGCAACATCACTTCGCAAGCGTGGGAAGAAATAAACATTCTTTGTAGATTGGTGGTCGTTTCTTTGTATTGATTCGTTCTTTGATAATCTCATCGTACTTGTCGCATATCTCGTCCCATTCATCTTTTTGTTTGTAGCATCCCAAGTATCCAAACAGTTCGGATTTGATTGGGAAGGTTATGCCTTCTGCTTTCAGTTTGTTGGGTTGATACCTATGCTTGTATCTTGCCTTGACTGCAATCACGAAGAGCTCTCCGTCGTACCAATAGTGTGTGCGTGTGGGTATGTCGACATATACAATCCAAGTTGGTGGATGCACAAGATATGCTGAGTATCCTTGTGTTGCTATTTGTATAATCTCAGCGAAGAATGTATCGTATCTCCCTCCGTTGATTGCCGACTTGACTTCAACCGTGCAGATATTTTCATCTCGTTTTTCTAATCCCATGTGCTCGAGATGAGCACAGTATATGCGTATGTCGTGTGGATCGTTCATCTCTAGGTCGACGGTCGCCAACATGTACTCGTATGGTTTGCTCTTGTACAGTGCTTGCATGGCTCTGTCTTCATTGATCTCTTGCATGACAGCCAGTTCAGCGATGGTTCCTTGATGTAATAGTTTTCTAAATGGTATCATTATTTCTCCGTTGTCCAGTCAAGAGATAATATAGCACCATAAAAAAAAGCCACAACGTATATGCTGTGGCTTATTATTTTATGGGATCGTTGCGATGGGTATGTCGACTAGCTTTGACTTGGGTGCTTGCCACCATCCCCTTCTGTTCTTTCCGTTCCTTCTGCATGCCTTGCCGGAGTTCTGTAGTACAGCGTCTAGTCTCTTCAGGAGATCGGGATAGTAGTTCTCGTATGACATTGGACGGACGACAGTAGGTACACGCTTTGGTGGGCCGATGGGTTGATCCAGTTCTTCTGTGTATACTTCTTCCATCATCTCCTTGATGGTGAAGTATCGGCATGGGTTATCATCCAACCATTGCTGCACCATCGTCTCGTGAATCGATGTGACCTTGTGTTTGTTGTTCTCCTCGGAAGATAGCTGTTGTTCTTCAGGAGTGAGCCACCATTCTTTGCCGTCTTTGTATGCAGCCACAGCCTCGGCCCACAGCTGGTCTCGTATCTTCTCCAGTTCTTTTGGGTCGTATGCCATGTGGTGTGCCTTACCTATCAGCACCATGAGCCAGTATCTACGTGAGCCAGTGTGGTCACGGAAGATAGCCATGTCTTTATCGTTGGCTGATCCCCCGAAGATACAGCCACGTGCAATCTTCTTCTCGTGCTTTTGGTATGCACCACGGAATGTATCGTACTGCTCATCGAGAAAGTTCTTGACTACGTTGGCATCCTTCTTCGCCATCGATGCCAGTTCTGCCATCTCGTGTATCCATGCGGTGGAAAGAATCGATCGTCCATCTTTCTCACCGATGTTGATCTTGCTGCTGTTGTACCATGAGTATCCTGTACGATGACACTCTCCTGCCATGGTGCGAAAGAACGTACCCTTCCCATGTCCTTGTGGTGCATTGAATACCACCATTGTATCTACCTTGCAGCCAGGCTTGTAGATACGAGCCACAGCGGAGATCGCCCACTTGATAGCATACACATGGTTGAGTGGTGTGTCCTGTGCCTTCAGGAAGTCAATGAAGAGACGGCCCAGTCTAAACTCTCCATCCCATCGCAAGTCATCAAGATACTCTTTGATTGGATGGATGCGATTGCGTGAGGCGTGTAGTTGGATAGCCTGTTGTACACGGATGAGTGCGATGTCTCTACCTACAAAATAGCGTTGTCGTATTTTGGTCATGATCTCCAGTTCAAGGGAATCGGAGAGAGGTTCGGATCCATAGAATGGCTTGTTTCGCACGGCACATTCCCATATGTCCAGACCCATCTCCACTATCATGGCACATATATTGTCGGGGGACTTGAGTGCAGACCAGCTGGCGCCACGATTCCCATAGCATATCTCGATGCCACCATCGGTAGCAATGCAGTCCAGATTGCGTCGGTTGGAGTTCTGTTCTGTGCATCGGTAGCGTGCGATGTTGGTGAGCGGATCAATCTTACGTGTGATGAATGCAGAGCCATGTGTCTCGGATCCATGTGCGTAGCATGGGAGATTGCCGGATCGATTCTTGGGTAGGTTCTTCCAGTTCTGGATGTACCAAGAGAAGGGATGGGTGACAGTATCTCCATCGATATCACACTGAATCAACCAGTTGGATGGGACTTGCGCTATCGTGTATCTGCTGTTGTCGTGATTAGCAGGAGCAATATCAGGAGTAGTATTTGGAGCCATATGTCCATTGTCTTCTTTCTTTTTGGGTGAGGCCTTGTATTGTAACATTTTATCCACGTCTAATGCATGACCATTGTTGTGTCTTTTCCATGCAGATTCAGCACGATCGATTCGGAACGACGGCAGGAACCACAGTCTCGATGGGTCTTTGGTCTGGATGTCGTTCTCTGGCACGCATGATTGCATGGCCTGCCACACAGTCTTGTATTCGCGTGGTGTGCAGGGACGTGTGAAGGGAATGACCACGCGAAAGGCATCCTTGCCATCCTTGATGGGTGAGCGATGGGAGAAGGATGTGTATGCTACATAGCACACTTGACTGAGACGGGAGAGAATGTCTTCGGTTGTTCTTGGCGTAACACCATCGATGTCGAGAACCATGGCATGGATAGATTCGACGGCATCGATTCTTCTGTTGCCTTCTCTTGTATTCCATGTGACTGGGCAGAAGAGACCGACATAGTTCTTGCCGCATTCGATGGTCTTGCTTCCCCTGGTAGTCACGGACAGATCGTGGACGGCCTTGGGTCTTTGTCTGTATAAGTTCAGTCCGCATGCAAACATATGCGCGTACTCTAGTTTGTTCGTTCGGTACCATCCAACGTCTGGCGACGGGTGCAGAGATCCATCGATTCTCATATCTTCTGCTGCGATGTTGCTTGTGCTGAGGTATTGTGTTATGGTGTTATTGCTAGTCATTGTTCTTTTCCTGTTCTTGGCTAGTAGTTTTTATGGTGTTGGGGATAGGCTGTGGTGGCTTATCCCCTTTCTTTATGATGTCGAAAGCGTGTACGTTGTGGGCTACATACAGCCCGAGCGCAACGCGGAACACTTCCTTCATGGTGATGGACTGGGCATCAGCGATAGCGCGCACCAGTTTGTATACTTCTGGATCCATTGACATGGGATAGGTCTTCAGTTTTTTGGGCATGTCTCCTCCACTTTTGAGACGGTTACATCCCATGAGATACCATGGGAATCGGTTAGTTGTTGGATAGATTGAAAGGCTAGGTCACCGCGTGTGATGATGTTCTCTTCGACCAGTCGGTCGACGAGATGTTCGTAAGCCTTGTCCTCTTTGAAGAAAGGTGTGTACTCTATACCATGCATGGATGGTTCCCATACAATCATCAGTATGTATATCTTCATCTTAACTCCAGTCGTGCTTGTGTTGTAGCTGGTCTGATAGTGCATGCAGTGTCAGGTTGTACAGGATGTCTTGATCTGATCTCCCATCGTGTATGTAATCGAGTGGGTCGATACTGATCTCTTGTATGTCCTCATCTACAGTCAGCAGTACAATCAGGTTGTCGTGCTTGTTGCGCTTGACTTGTACATCCAGTTCTTTGATGGTGTTGTAGGGCCACACCACACCCAACAAGACAAAAGTCTTGCGGATGATATAGGCCAGTGCTTCTTCTTCTGTTGTTCTCATGTTGTCTCCTTGAGTTGGAATCTTTGGTTGTGTTTTATGGATCCATTGTTCGGATCCATCATACGAGAATCGTTCTAGCCACGATCCATCGGATAGCCATACTATCCCTTTTAGCTGTTGCTCTCCGTAGATTACATCGTAATCTATATCCAAGAACATCCAAAAATCCCGGATGTTCTTTGCCTTGTACTGCTGGTGCAGTACAAAAGTACTGTCCACCAGAGTAACATCAGCAGCGATGATATTTGCGTCTATGTATTGTAGTATGCTTTCCAGTTCTGTCTTCGCATTCATGGTGTCTCCTCTATGAGTAGTTTAAGTTGGTGTGCCACGAATGCCGCACATTGCGGTACGATGGCATTGCCCATGGCTCTCAGTCTAGCCACCCGATTGGGTATCCCATCATCCACGCTACATAGCGGGGATTGAGACGTGCCTTCGCTCCAATAGTCTGTAGTGTATGGCCGCACATCCTTGCAGCCTCCACATTCAGGCTGCTGTTGCGCTTCCATTGTGCTTTCCCGCACGGTGTGTTCTTGCTCTCGTTGACCGTTGGTGTCGGTAGCAATGGCAATGAGGAACCATCGCTCTCTGGTGTGTGGTGCGCCCATGTCTGACGCTCGTATACAATCCCACCACGCATCATACCCGAGCGCGGCAAGCGATTTGAGTACGGCCATGCCTCCCTTGTTTCGGTATGTGATTGCGGGTACGTTCTCGAGCATGATGTATTTGGGCCGCTTGGCCCCGATGATTCGGTGGGCTTCCCACCAGAGTCCTGATTTTGTTCCATTGATATTTCCTGTTTCTTTGGTGTTGTTTGCGATTGATAAGTCCTGACATGGGAATCCACAGAGGAGTAGATCGATGTCGGGTAGTGTGTTGGTGTCGATGGTGCGTACATCATCATAGATGATAGCGGTAGGCCAGTGCTTGTGCAAGATACGTTGACAAAACTTGTCCATCTCACACTGCCATATGATGTCCGCTTGTCGGAATACCATGGAGGTTCCGAGTTCGAATCCCCCCACGCCACTGAAGAGAGAACCGACTTTCATGCGTCCCCCCTTACCATGGATGTGATGATAGGCATGGTGACTGGACAGATAAAGTCCTTGTATCTTGGCTGCGCTTGTACCATGGACAAGACGTGTGCTTGTAGCTCGTCACGATCTGCAATCGCTTGTCGGTATTGCTCTTGTACTGGATGTGTCCTCATCCATATCGTCATGGCGATGACAGAGAATCGGTCGATCTCTTGTCTCAGTCTCTCGAGAAAGTATTCGCACGTTTCAAAATATGAAATCATTGCGTGTTGCTCTGCCTCGTACAGATCGTCGGACTTGTGGTAGGAGTCGGGGATGACTGGCATCCATGGTGGTAGTCTGCGATTCATTGCTTGTCCCCCTGGATTAGTTCAATCATCTTTCTATTATTCATAATCGCTTGTCGGTGGTAGCACGTACGCTTGTACGCTTGTGCAGGACAGGAGCAACAAGAAACGCTGTGCTCGTCCCGCTTGTACCAATAGAGTACTGATGCATGATAGATTTTTCCCTTTCCATTTTGAAAGGCGATTCGGTACGTGTAAAAACTACGCGTG